AGAAATACTGATATACGAGTATTAGCTGCGCTTTGTTCTTATACCAATCGTGCTGGACTATGCTGGGTGTCACAGCTGAGACTGTCAGAGGATATTGGGATTGCCAGACAGAACGTAAACAGAAGCATTGTGCGTTTAAAGAAGTTAGATTATTTACGAGTGCAATCAGCACACAAACCGAATCACAAAGGCGAAACACTGCAAGTAGTTTTTGATGCAGATATCACAGCAGAAGATGCTGTATCTGTTGTGAGTAGCATGGAAGATGCAAGGAGTCCAGAAATGATTGAAAGAGATGAAGCTGCGCAAATTATGGCGAGGTTAAACCCAAAGAAAAGACAAACAACCACAGAAAGCAAAGGAACAAAAGCAATGACAAAACTAACAGAAGCAGTAATTAAAAATCATAAAGACCGCATTAAAAGAGGTGGAAAAGGTGCTGAAAAAAGCAAAGCATTTCTGTTAAAAAAGGGTGTATCAATTGATGATTGTCTAGGGGAAAACACTAGAATCACCAGTATGTCATCCGAAAGTATTGGTGTCATGCCTGTGATTACAAGGGTGAACCATGAGCGTGACACAAACGAAGTTTTTAACGTATACATTAATATATATAGTGAATCAAAATCAAAAACAGGTAATCAATATCACCCAGGTGAGTATGATGAGCTCCTCGCTGAACAGCTGAGTCGAAGAACAAATCCGCAAGATTGGAACAAGTTTGTTGATAAGTCATTGGGGGGTGATCCGAGTATCCCCTTCCATAGGCTGGCAGAGGAATATCTGGGCAACTAATAGTATGTGTACAAATACCAATGGTTCGTTTCGTGAGTGTACAATAGGCTATGCGCCACAAAAGCGACCCTATCCCCCCCCACCCCACCACTATACGTATGGGGAGAACACACAATTTTTTCTCAGAAAACGGAGGAAATATGAAATTTAATGCAGCTATACCGTTAATTTGTTTTGTTTTAGGGATTGCATCAACCTGGTTGTTTTTGACTACTTACGACAATAAGTTATTCCAGGTATTTGCTCACGCTTACTCTGTCGGCAAGGCAGATGGATATATTGTTGCGAAGGCAAAGTATCAGATGAACAGAGATAAGTTGGAGTATACCTGTGCATTTTTGTGGGCAGATGAAAGTGATTTGCAGAAGCATCGATGAATTAGGTGTGCATGAATGCATTCGTGCATATGTTTTTTTTAATGAAGAGGAGGAGTTATGGCAGATTATGAACCAAAGGTTGGAGAATGTTATCCGCAGCCAAATAAATACAAGACAGAGGATTGGCACGCAACGCATCGAGGAAAAATTTTGTTATCAGATGGGAAAACGTATTATGTCGATTGTTGGCCTCAGTATGTGAGTAAAGCTGGCAATCAGATGGTGAAAATAAAAATTGGCAAAGAGTGTCCACCAGATAATGAAGTTGCTAGACCAAATGTAAATACGTTTGATGATAGGCAATCTACTTCTAAAGGTTTTGAAGATATGAAAGATGATATTCCATTTTGAAAATTCATAAAGTATCGAAAAAAAAGGATGCGTATTTGTTTGGAAGGTTCAAGTCTGTTCCTGACCCAAGTGTTATATGCACAAAATCAAATAAACCAATTGGTTCTGAGTCACGAATTAAACAATGGAGTTACAGAAAGAGTGAACAAAAAGGCTAGCCCACTTCCCTCTCTAAAAAATTGGGGTGGTGTTCGCACTGTTACCCAGCGAGTTAAGAGATCGCAAACTTTGGCAGAAAACAAAGAGGCAGTTGCATATTCTTTGCTTTGTATGGCTAATACGAAAATTACAGATATTGTCGAATGGGATGATGATTTAAATATCAAAATAAAGCCGATGGAAGAAATACCTGACAGCGCAAAACAAGCGATAAAAACCATACGTAAAAATGCAAAGGGTGAAATTGAAGTGGAGTTATACGACAAGGTGCAAGTGTTACGTTTGATGGCAAAGGCTTCTGGATTACTCGATAGTAATCAAGATGAGGACAAACCATCTGTAATTGGTATCAATGTTAAAGCACCAGTAGAAGATGTTGAGGAAAAAAAATGAGTATGCCTTTAACACATATTGAAATAAAGAATTTACAACCTAAATCAAAATCAAAAAAATATTTTGATGGAAAAGGTTTGTACCTTCTGGTAAGCCCAAATGGGGGAAAATGGTGGCGAATAAAATATCGTATTCATGGAAGGGAAAAACTTTTATCTTTAGGTACATTTCCAGAGGTTAGTCTTTCTCAAGCCAGAAAAAATCGAGATGAATTTAGAAAACAAATCGCACAAAATATTGACCCTTCTTTGGAAAGACAGATAATAAAACAAATCTTTAAACGTTCTAAAGGATTTAAATTTGATCCAAAAAAAGTTATGGAAGAAAAAATGAATGATAAAAAAATTTTTGATTTAGCAGAATATGATGAACGTGTAGAACATCCAGCACATTACACTCATGGAAAAGTTGAATGTTTAGATGCAATCGATTCTGCAACTTCTTCTATGCCTGGCAATGTCGCAGTGTATGTTGGAAATGTTATGAAGTATTTGTGGAGACACCATCGTAAACATAATCGACCACTAGAAGATTTACTAAAAGCAAAATTTTATTTTGATAAACTGATAGAACATTATGCCGAAAACGAAAACAAGAACCAACAAAAAGATTGATGAAACTGGTTTAAATTTAGACTTTAGTCAATCGCCAACAGTCTATAAATTTTTACAAAGCAATGCTTTTGTGCGTTGCATTATTGGTGCAGTTGGTTCGGGAAAAAGTTATGCTTGCGCTGCTGAAATAATGATGCGTGCAGTAAAACAAAAACCATCACCAATAGATGGTATTCGATACACACGTTTTGCAGTAGTTCGTAATTCTTATCCAATGTTAAAAACTACAACGATAAAAACGTGGCATGAACTCATCCCTGAGAATGTGTTTGGCAGTATGAATTGGACACCACCACTAACTCATCATATCCGTTTACCCAGCAGAGGTGATGCAGCTGGTATTGATTGTGAAGTAATTTTTTTAGCATTAGACACGCCAAAGGATGTGAGGAAATTGCTCTCGCTAGAGCTAACAGGCTGCTGGGTGAATGAAGCACGTGAATTACCCAAGGCAGTTATTGATGGTATAACACATCGTGTTGGAAGATACCCAACAAAACGTGATGGCGGTGCTACGTGGCATGGATTATGGCTGGATTCAAACCCAAGTGATTCTGATCACTGGATTGCAAACATGATGGCTGAAAAAGTAAAAGGTAAATTTGCTTGGCAGTTTTTTCATCAACCAGCTGGAGTTGTAGAAGTTCCACCAGATAAACTTCCAGAAATGCCAGAAGCAAATGAACATTGTTTTGCTGGCGGTAAATGGTGGAAAATAAATGAGAAGGCAGAAAACTTAAACAACTTACCAGCTGGCTACTATCAGCAAATGTTGCCTGGTAAAAACTTAGATTGGATTCGGTGTTACGCACAAGGCCAACTTACATTTGTAAAAGAAGGTCGCAGTGTTTGGGAAGAATACAATGATCAGATGATGTCAGGAGTTGTAGAGTATGAACCATCTTTGCCACTACAAATTGGTTTGGACTTTGGATTAACACCAGCAGCTGTCATCGGTCAAAGAAGTTTATCGGGCCAATGGTTAATCTTGCACGAAATTGTAAGTTTTGACATGGGTCTTGAACGTTTTACTACGCAACTGATTACAGAAATAAATACACGTTTTCCAAAGGCAGAGATAAAAATATGGGGCGATCCAGCTGGTGTTGCAAGGGATCAGATTTATGAAACAACTGCTTTTGAACATTTACGTTCTATTGGATTAAATGCACAACCAGCACCAAGTAATAATTTTAAAGTCAGGCGTGAAGCTGGTGCAGCACCAATGTTGCGATTGATAAAAAGTAAACCAGGTTTGATGGTCAATGTTGATTGCAAACAATTACGTAAAGCGTTAAGTGGCGGTTATCATTTCAAGCGTGTCAACATGGGTGCTGGACAAGAACGCTTTAGAGATGAACCAAACAAGAATGATTCTTCACACGTGGGGGATGCTTTTGGTTATCTTTTGTTAGGTGGTGGAGAACACAAAAGATTAACTAGAAGTAGGCAGCCTTCTGGACATATTCCACAAGTCAATGCAGTAACGGATTTTGATGTCTTTAGTTTTTGAAGCAAATCAAAAATTAATACGACATAACTGCAAGTGGGTTGATATAAAAAACGAACACATTGAAGCAGTAAAAAATTATGCAGTCGGGTTTGGCTCAAAAGGTTTTGATAAAAATTTGATGGAGTTGAACATCGAGATTAGTTTTGCTTCTGGTGCTTTACTTGCAGATAACCAATGTTTGCTTGTTGGTGGTTTAATTTTTAATCATGTAGGTGTTGTAAATCTGTGGGCAATATTTAACAATCCTTTGCGCTGGAAATACCGTAGACAAATTTTATTTGGAATAAAAAAAATATTAGATATCATGCTGATATCAAACGCTTGTCATCGAATACAGTATGCAATAGCATCAAATGAAAGGTATTCAAACACATTCCCGAAGCATTTAGGTTTTGAATTTGAAAGTGTAATGAAAAATTACGGAACAGATAAAACAGATTATTTAATGTTTGTAAGGTTAAAATAATATGCCTCAAGCAACAGCAGCAACAGTAATTTCATCTATAGCAGCAGCAGCAACAGTTTATGGTGCTTATCAAACAAAAAAGTCAGCAGACAAAGCACGCAAAGCTGGACAAGAAGCATCAAGACAAGCAGCTGAACAAGCAAAAACTGCGTTAGAGGAATCACAAAAAATGCGTGAAGAGCAGACAGGCTATTACGCATCGCAGTTAGAAAAACAAGAACAAGAACTGCAACTACTTACAAACCAACAAGCAACTGCAAGTGCAGACAGACAAAAAGTAATTGATGCTTACAATTCAATGGTAGATGTACAACGTCAACAATTTCAGACTGCACAAACTTCTTTACAACAAGAAACTGCTCGATATGAAGAGCAACGATCAGAAGCTACAAAAAGAGAAGAGGCTTTGCAAAAAGAAATTGATGAAAGAAGAATTAAAGAAATACAAGATGAACAGTCATCAGCAAGGGCTAGAAGATTACGTGGTGGCAAGCGTGGTTTGTTGAATCAAAACCGCTTAAACCCTGAGTTAGGGATTCAGTCACAACAAACAACATTAGGAGCGTAATGGCAATTGCAGCTGATTATCTCAGAGAATTTGAAGCAAAAATGCAAGAGTATGACAGATTGGTTGATGAATACTCTGTGCAGTACGATGATTTTACAGGTTCATTATTTAGAGATGGTGCGTTCTTACCAAGCACTGGAGCAATGGGCGCACAAATCAATCGACCAAACAGTTTATTTCAATCTGGTGGTTTTACTGGCGTTGTCAGGCAAGATGATTCGAGAAACAGAGTCTTTGCACAAAGTGGGCAAATGCGACAAGCAGACAGTATTCGCAAAATAGATAGCATGGTAGGTTTTGGCGGTACAGGTCAGTTTCAAGAAACATTCCGTGATCCTGTCTCTGGTTTAACTTTTGACATTACAAATCGTAATACAAAATTAGGTGTTGAATTTGCTCCTAATACATTTGGTTTTCAAGGGGGAACGGTTATAGGTCTTTCTCCAGAACCAGAGTTTACAGCTGAACCGCCAACATTTGATAGTAATTACTTTCAAACATTACTAGACAAACCTTTAACTGATTATGAAAACGAACTACAAAGACAAGAAGATGAAAATGAAGCGTTACGAAACAGAAATATTGCAAGTCAAGCAAAGTTTGATGAAGAACTGGCACAGTTTCAAGAAGAAAGTAAAAAGCAATTATCAGTCTTGGAAAAAGAAACTCAAGAAACTGAAAACAGATTGGATGCAATTCGTCAAACAATTGATCAAGAAGAAGAAGAAAAACTGAGAAGATCTGGTGCGGAACGTGCTGGTTATGTACGTGCAAGAAGATTGCGTGGTCAACCAATATTAGGGGGGAATGAGTAATGCCAGGATTATACGAAAACATCCATAAGAAAAGAAAAAGAATTGCTGCTGGCAGTAAAGAAAAAATGAGAAAGCCAGGAGACAAAGGCGCACCTACAGCTGCTAATTTTAAACGTGCAGCAAAGACTGCGATGAAAAATAAAAAGAAAAAATATTAATGGCATCTAAATTAAAAAATCCTAAAGGCGGTCTTTCAGCTGCTGGAAGGGAACATTTTGCGAGAACGGAAGGGGCTAATCTCAAACCAGGCGTTAAAGGGAGAGCGGACACTCCTGAAAAACAACGAAGAAAAGGCTCTTTCCTTACTCGTTTTTTTACAAACCCTAGTGGCCCAATGAAAAATGAAAAAGGAAAACCAACTAGGCTGGCTTTGTCTGCAAATGCTTGGGGTGAACCAGTGCCAACAAATAGAGCAGCAGCTGCAAGGTTAGCAAGAAAAGGTCGTAGTTTACTAAAACGTTATAAGGCTGGTAAGGAGGCATAATGCAAAAAATGGTCGGTGGTCAAAAAAAACTTGATGCAAACAAAAATAATAAAATTGATAAACAAGATTTTGCAATGCTACGTGAAAAACGAAAGCGCAAAAGTCTTATGAAAAAAAAGCAAATGAATAATGAAAAAACTTACGCCTAAACAAATCAAACAACGTTATGAAGTAGCACAGCGCAAAAAAGATTTATTTGAAGATTTGTATCGTGATGCTTATGAGTTTGCTATCCCACAACGTCAGCTGTATGGATATTGGGAAGGCAATAGCACTGGTCAGAAAAAGATGCAAAGAGTGTTTGATTCAACTGCAATCAACTCTACAAACCGTTTTGCAAATAGGATGCAGTCAGGTGTTTTTCCATCGCAAAGAATGTGGTGTCGGTTAGAACCTGGTAACAATATTCCGTTTGAACAAAAAGCACAAGTTCAAGCTGTACTAGATCAATATCGAAACGTTATGTTTAGTGTTATTAAGCAATCAAATTTTGATATTGCAATGGGTGAGTTTTTATTAGATATGTGTGTAGGTACTGCGTGTATGTTAGTACAACCAGGTGATGACGTTGTGCCAATAACATTTACTCCTGTACCGATGTTTTTAGTTTGTTTTGAAGAGTCTGCAAACGGGCAAGTAGACAAGATTTACAGACGTTTACGCATGAAAGCAGAAGCAATACAAAAACAATATCCTGATGCAAAGTTTTCAGAAGAGATGCAACAAAGAATTAAAGATAAACCTACTGATGAAATTGAGTTGCTTGAAGCAACAATTGAAGATTCAGATCAGGGTGATTGGTGCTATCACGTTTTAGTTAAAGAGAATATGGAAGAAGTTGTGTATCGTAGGATGAAAAATAGCCCTTGGGTGATTAGTCGATACATGAAAGTTGCTGGTGAGATTTATGGTCGAGGGCCACTATTAACTGCCCTTCCCGATATAAAAACTCTTAATAAGACTAAAGAACTTTTGCTGAAAAATGCAACGCTGGCAGTTATGCCTTGTTACACAGCAGCTGATGATGGCATTTTAAATCCTTCAACTGTACGGATAGTACCAGGCAGTATTATTCCAGTAGCAAGAAATGGTGGAAACCAAGGTGATGCGCTTAAACCTTTACCACGTGCTGGAGATTTTAATGTTAGTCAGTTAGTCATAAATGATATGAAAATGAACATACAAAAGATTTTACTTGATGAATCGCTACCACCAGATAATATGAGCGCACGCAGTGCAACAGAAGTTGTAGAACGTATGAAAGAATTGTCTCAAAACTTAGGTTCTGCGTTTGGCCGATTGATTAATGAAACGATGATACCACTGGTAAGTAAAATTTTAGGTGTGATGGATGAGAGAGGTTTAATTGATTTGCCATTAAAAGTAAATGGTTTAGAGGTACGTGTAGCACCGATATCACCTTTAGCGATGGCGCAAAGTATGGAAGAAGTAAATTCAATTATTCAATACATTCAATTAACACAACCTTTAGGGGCAGAAGGTGAAATGGCTGTTAACAAATCTGCTCTTATTGATTTTCTTGGTGATAAGTTGGGCGTGCCTAGTGAAGTGCGACACGATGCAGCGGAGCGTGCGTTTATGATTGAAGAAAGAGCAAAAGCAGAACAAGCTGCTGCCATGATGCAAGCACAGATGATGCAACAACAACAAGCACAACCAGCAGAACAACCATTACCACCAGCTGAGGGTATAAATTAATATGGCTGGCTGGGATGATATTGAAGCAATCTCGCAAACAAAAACCGAAGTTACAGAAATTGATAAATTGTGCGTGAGAGTTTTAAACACAGAAGATGGCAAAAAACTATTGAATTGGTTACGTCAACAAACAATTGAAAGACCAGCATGGTTGCCTGGGCTTGATTCATCAAATGGTTTTTATCAGGAAGGTAGATCAAGTGTCGTTCGTGAATTAGAAACAAAAATTAGGAGGGGTTTAGATGGCTGATGAAGGACAGCAAGTTGAAGAACAAGTTGAAGAACAACCGCAACAAGAAGAAGAAAATCGAGGTTTGCTTGGTGCAAGTGATGCATCACCTGTTACGGAAGAAGAAGCACAACAAGAAATGGAACACCAGGCACAAGATTCTGCAACAGAGGATGATGACTGGGAATACCCAGAGGATTTTCCAGAACAGTTTAAAGGAAAAGATGGCTTGCCAGATATGGAAGGTTTAGTAAAAGGTTATAACGACTTTCGCAAAATAGTATCGCAAGGCAAACATAAAATGCCGAAAGATGGCAAGTACGCATTAGATGTTTTAGGTGAAGGTGCAAATGAAGAACCGCTGACAGATGTGTTAGTAGACTTTGCTAAAAAATCTGGTTTATCACAGCAACAGTTCGATTCACTCGTAACGGATCTGGGTGGTGCAATTGCTGAAATGAACCCAACAACTGAAATAAATTTAGATGAAGAACTCGGAAGTTTGGGAAACAATGGGCAAGAAATTGTAAATTCTATGGCTGCCTGGGGTCAAGGTCTAAAGAGCAAAGGTGTTTTTTCGGATGACGATTACGCAGAATTTGAACTTGCTGGAGCAACAGCAGCTGGGGTGCGAATGTTAAAAAAAATACGAGAAGCGTATGAAGGCAGAGTACCAATAGATTCTTCTCCTGTAGAAGATGGAGCAGCAAGTGATGAAGAGTTGCATCAAATGGTTGCTGACCCGAAATATCAAACTGACATTGCGTATCGTAAAAAAGTAGAGAAATTATTTAACCAAAGATACAATTAACAAACATACCTATTGCACATTGTAAATTCTGGGAATACAATACTTTTTAAGGAATATCGTGTTTTTTAAATACGACCCTTAGAGGCTAATATCCCAAACTATAGCGATGCCCTCTCCTATGAGGAACACAAAGCGTAAAAACTTTTTATTAATTTTTAGGAGATACAAATGGCTATAAGTTTATCTAATGCGTTTGTTGCCTTATTCGACCAAGAAGTTAAGCAATCTTATCAGGGTGATTCCATGTTGCGAGAGTGCGTAAGATTTCGTGGTGGTGTAGAAGGTTCAACGCATCGTTTTCCAAAATTAGCGTCTGGTACAGCGAGTGCTAGAGTACCGCAAACAGATGTTACTCCAATCAATGCACAGTTCAGTAATGTCACAGTGACTATAAATGATTTTATAGCTGCTGAATATTCTGATGTGTTTAGTCAATCCAAAGTTAATTTCGATGAGAGAAGAGAATTAGTACAAATGCTTTCAAAAGCAATTGGTCGTAAACATGACCAAGTGATTATTGATGCGCTTGTAGCTTCTTCCACTTCCCTTACTGTTGCTAATTCTATCGGTGGTGCTGGAACAAATCTGAACGTAGCAAAATTGCGTAATGCAAAAAAGTTACTCGATCAGAAAAACGTACCAAGTGAAGATCGTCACATCGTAATACACGCTAATTCACTTGATTCTTTGTTGAGTGAGACAAGTGTTACATCGAGCGACTTCAACACAGTTAAGGCTTTAGTTACAGGTGAAGTTAATACTTTCTTAGGCTTCCGTTTTTACACAATGGGAGATCGCACAGAAGGCGGTTTACCAGTAGATGGTTCACTTGATCGTACCGTTTTTGCTTTTCACAAACAAGCAATGGGTATGGCAGAAGGAATCAGTCCAAAAACTGAAATAAATTATGTGCCTGAGAAAACATCGTTTCTTGTTGCTTCCATGTTTTCGGCTGGAGCAGTAGCAATTGATGATGACGGCATTGTAAAAATTACTTGTAGGGAGAGTTAATTATGGCTTTTGATAAAGACGGTTTTAATGTAATCGGTGCAGCTAAGTCTGGCAATGCACCAAGTGTTTATACCTACACTTCATCAGATGATTTAGCAACCATTAACACATCAGGATATTTTAATAATCTTTCTGACACGTTAGAGGTGCATGATTTTGTGATGACAGTTGGTAAAACTTCTGCGACAGCGGAAGCTGCAACTATGGTTGTGGTTTCTAATGCGAGTGGTGTAGTTGATACTTCTGATGGTCAAACGATTGCGTTGACTGATTCAGATTGATGTTCAGGCGAGGGCTAATGTTTTATAACTCCTTCAAGCTATTAAACGTAAGTTAGTTCTCGCCTTCTTTTTATGGAGTAGTTTTTATGGCAGCTGGTGATACAGCAGTAACCATTTGTTCAGATGCACTAATGCTACTAGGCGCAAAATCTATTTCTTCATTTAACGAAGGTACAGATTCTGCTAATGTTGCTGACAGGTTATATCCTGATATACGAGATTCAACACTTTCTATTTTTCCTTGGTCATTTGCATTTAAGAAAGCACAACTTGCAAGACTTTTAACAACGCCAACAAGTGAATGGCGTTATCAGTTTCAAATGCCTGGTGATCGATTAGGCAACCCACGACAAGTATTTCTTAATAACAATATCAATCCAACATCATTTAAAGAGTTTGAAATTCAAGGTGATTTGTTATTAACAAACGAAGAAACGATTTTTATAGATTATCCTTTTCAGGCAGAAGAATTTGCTATGCCAAAATATTTTGTGCAGTTGTTAAAATACATTTGTGCTTGGCACTTTGCTTTTCCGATCACTGAACAAGAAAACAAAACAGTTTATTGGCAAACAATTGCAATAGGAACTCCGAGCGAAAATGGTCGTGGTGGTTATATGCGAACTGCTATGCAAAACGATGCAGCTGGTAATCCTAGCAAAACAATCGAAGAATTTATATTAATTGATTCGAGGTTCTAATGGCAAGATTTATTGAACTTCAAACGAACTTTACAACTGGTTCACTTGACCCTTTGTTGCGTGCAAGAGTTGACATTGCACAATATGAAAATGCTTTAGAACAAGCAACAAATGTAGTCATACAACCGCAAGGTGGATTAAAAAGAAGGCCAGGTACAAAGCACGTAATGGAGTTGCCGAACACAGGCACAGAGTCTGCATCTGGTGGAGTGCGACTTTTTAATTTTGAGTTTAGCGTGGATGATAGTTACGTACTCATTTTTGTTCCAACACAAATGTATGTAATTAAAAATGGTCAACAGATTACAAACATTAATGGTTCTGGTAATAATTTTTTAACTACGTCAATTAGTGCAGCCATGCTAAACGAACTTAATTTTGTTCAGTCAGCTGATACTATGATTATTGTTCATCCTGACCTAGCACCACAAAAATTAGTACGTGGTGCAAGTGATTCAACCTGGACAATAAGTACAATTAGTTTTGATAGTGTTCCGCTGCACGCATACACTTTGACTTCTAGCAATCCGACCGCTGATATTACTCCATCAATTGTAAGCGGTAATATTTCTATAACTGCTTCTGCATCAGCTTTTGCAAGCAGTCACGTTGATCAATATATTAATGGTACTCCTCAGGGCAGAGCAAGAGTCCTACAATTTGTGTCGGCTCAAGAAGTTAAAGCAGTAACAGAGTTTCCGTTTTTTGATACATCAACTATTACAGCTGGCAGTTGGGAGTTGGAAGAAGGTTATGAAACAGTCTGGTCAGGTAGTCGAGGTTATCCAAAATCAGCAGTTTTCCATGAAGGCAGATTATACTTTGGTGGTACAAAATCTAGGCCATCAACAGTATTTGGTTCTAAGGTCGGATTGTTCTTTGACTTTAAGCCGACAGAACTACTCGATGATGATGCCGTTCAAGCCACATTAGATACAAACTCTTTCAACAGTATTGTTGATATTATGTCTGGTCGTGATTTGCAAATCTTTACAACAGGTGGTGAACATTTTGTTCCACAATCAGGCACGAACCCTATTACACCATTGACTCTAGTTTTTAAAAACGTAAGTAGGCATGGAACTCGACCTGGTACAAAAGTTGTTTCGCTAGAGTCAGGAACTGTGTTTGTCCAGCGACAAGGCAAAGCACTAAATGAGTTTTTGTTTAGTGATTCACAGCTGACGTATATAACATCAAAAATTAGTTTATTATCTGGTCATTTGTTAAAAGCTCCAAAGCGTATTGCGTTGCGTAGAGCAACCAGCACTGATGAAGGTGATTTGTTGTTATGTGTTAATGATACCGATGGAAGTATGGGTGTATTTAGCATTATGCGTTCACAAAATGTTGTTGCCCCGAGTGAGTACACAACCACTACTGGAAAGTATTTAGATGTGCAAGTAGATGTGACTGATATATATGTTGCAACTGAACGTACATTTGCTGGAACAAATAAATATTTTATTGAAGAGTTTGATAACGATACATTTTTAGATTGTACGTTCGATGGTGCAACTGCAAACACTGTAAGTTCTTTACCGCATACAGCAGCAACTGTTTCTGTGATTGCAGATGGTGTTCCGCTGGGTGATGAAGTTGTTAGCGGTGGTTCGGTTACGTTTGATCGTACAGCTGCAAGCACATATCAAGTTGGTTTGAACTTTACTCCAACAATTAAAACTATGCCAGTGGAATTAAAACTAACAACTGGAACACGTACTGGATTTAAAAAAAGAATATTGCAAGTCAATGCAATTGTAAATGATAGTCAACATTTAAAAATAAATGATCAGTTAGTACCCTTTAGGAATTTTGATGCCGACATTTTAGATGACCCTGTCCCCTCTTTTTCTGGAATAAAAAAAATTGATGGATTACTTGGATATTCAAAAGAAGCACAAATTACGATTACACAAGAAAAACCTTTGAAGTTAACGCTTCTAGGTTTGGAATACAAAGTTGCAGTTAATCAGGGAACATAAATGGCACTAAAAGATATTTTTGATACGGTCGGAACAATAGCTGGTGGAGTTAGTGATGTTGCTGGTGCTTATGCACCCTTTGCACAACTATCAAGTGGTATTAAAGCAGCTGGTCAACAAAAAGCTGCTGGTATTTATCAGGCTGGTTTGTATGAGTTACAAGCTATTGATACGTTAGCACTTGCTGATGTGCGAGCAGAACAAACAGAACGTACAGCAACAATACAAGCTGGTCGTAGATTAATAGCAGCTAAGATGCAAGCGAGAAACTATCAGATGCAAGGCAATACTGTATTACGGAATATGCGTGCTACAAATGCTGCTATTCGTGCGAGGGCAGCTGCTAGTGGAATATCTATTGGAAGTGGTAGTGCTTATGATTTGCAAGGTTTAAATACTAGAGATGCAATGTTTGATTTAGGTATTAGTGATTACAACGCTTTGACTGCAAAAGTATTTGGATTTGAAGATGCTTCAACAATGTATCTGCAAGGAATTAGACAAGGTTTATATGACAAGTACGCTGCTAAAACACAAGCAAATGAATTGCGTACTGCTGCTGATTTCTCTAGAAAATCAGGTAGTTTAATTAGTAACGCTCAATTAGTGAATACAGGCATTAACTTTTTAACAAAAGCTAATGATGTTTTCAAACCTATTACTGATCTTGGAAATCCAACTAAAACTAAAAAAGTTACATAATGGCTCAACTTCCTAAACTCTCAAAACAAAATCTTAGTTTGGCATCGCCTAGTGTATCTGGTGGCGGTATAACAAGTATGTCGCAAGTAAAACGTGTAGGCGTACAACAAATGGCAGAGTACGCAGAAACACAGGGAAACTTAGAAGCAAAACTAGCAAAAATGCTTGATCCTATTACAACTGACATTGCCCAAAATCGTGCAATAGAATACGCAGCAGAAAATCCTATAACAATAGAACAATTAGAAGCTGCTAGAGAAGGTGATGTATCTGACTTAAAAGGTAGCAATCTAACAGTTCGTGGCAAGATATTAAATAAAATTCGTGCAACTGAAATAAGTTCACGTTTACAAATAGATGCTGAAAGAGAAATGTTAAAAATGTTGCCTGATATAGCAAATGGCAAAATAAGTTCTAAAGCAATTGTTGACAAAATAAATGCTATTACCGATGGCTTTTCAGGTTCTGTTGCAAACTTAGATCCAGAGGTTGCTTTAAAATTTAGAGCATCAGTTGCAACTCTTGGCAACTCTATGTACAAAAGTGCGTTATCAAATGAAATAAAAAGACAAAACGCAATAGACAATATAAAAGCTGGAATGGCATTAGAAAATGCTAAAACACATATAAATTTAATTTTAAGTAATCCTGATTTTCTTATATCTTCTGTTAAAAAAGATGGAAGTATTGAAGCAACATTTAATTTATTGATGGATTCAACACAAAAAAAATTATTAGAACAAGTTGGTTTTTTAAATTATGCAGCAATAGAAACAACTAATAATGAATTTATACAATTTGTAAACCAAGCAAAAAAAGATGCAATAGTAAATTTTGTTGTAGATAAATATAAAAATTTAGGATCTGATGAAGTGTTGTTAAAAATGCAAACAAACGATATTGGAGATTTTTCTGCTTTATACAATCAATTAGGAAATAAAGGAAAAGCAGATGTGCGAAGTCAATATTTAACACGTGTAAGTAATATGTATACACAAGTAGAAAATAGAATTAAAGAGGAAAACAGAGCAAATACAAATTTACTAATAGATAAAATTGTTGATTATGAACTTGCAGAAGGAAATCCAGAAAAGCAACTTGATATTGCA